TATTAAATTAGTTTGCATGATTTTCCTCCTTCATATCTAACCAATTATATCCCATCTTAACATCAGTGTCAAGAGGAATGTTAAAATTAATTCCGTAATATTGCTTAAGTGCAGGTATTACAGAAGCTGTACCCTGTTTAAATATTTTACTCATTACAACTTCTTCACCAGGATAAACATCAGCCACAATAGAATCATGGACTGTGTTAATAAGTAAACTCTTTACCTTTTGTGCTTTCATTAATTCATATATTTTTATACAAGCTAATGGTACAATATCTGCTGTTGCAAAACCTTGTACAGGATAATTTTTTATCTGTGTTCCATAGCTTGACCCACCCCAGGGCATTCTCTCAGCATATGGAAATGCATACTCTCTGCCTGTTGGCAGTTTAATCCGTTTAAATTCAATAGCTTCACTTTGTAATCGCCTATGCCACTCTGTAATATCTTTATATTTTTCTGCAAATCTTCTGTAATATCTTTTTTCATCAGGTGTTCCTGTAATGCCACCATATAAAGGTTTAAAGGTATGAGCCTTGGCATCCTGACGGGATACCCCAATTACTTTTGCAGTATATTCATGAACATCAATTTTATTTTTTATATCTTGCATTCCCTGCTTATCCTGTGCTAAAAATACAGCTGTTCTAAATTCTAATTGTGAAAAATCTACCTCAAGAATACGACCACCATCAAATCTTGATGTTACAACCTTACGGATAGGAAAAGTTTTACCTCTTGGTTGGTTTTGAAAATTAGGATCTCTACTTGCAAGCCTGGCTGTAGCCGTAACTGCCTGCATAAATTTAGGATGTAATAGACTATTCGCATTCGTAAATGATTTAATACCTGCAACGAATGTATTAAGATAAGTATCAATTGCGTTATGTCGTAGGACAGCATCAACAAATTCTTTCAATTCCCCCTCTGCTTCTCCAACTATTTTAGTCAAAGTAATTCTATCAGTTCTAAATCCTGCTTCGGCAATATCATAAACACCATGGGGTCTTTGATTAAACCCTGCTATCTTAGCTAAATTTGAATAAGTATACCCATCACCATTACAGCTTTCACATTTATTATATTTTTTATAAAGGCTTCCATCCTTTTTTATTTTATAAATAATACCTTTGCCATTACAGGTCCCACAATGGGAAGCAGTCGTTTTATATACAACATTAGTGTTTGACCTAACGAGTTCTCTAAATTGTAGTCTAGAAAACTGTGGTCTTTTCTTATTTTTTCCTGTATAAGGATCAATGCCTGTATTAAATATTCTGCTCCATACTTTTTTATCTTTCGGTTTCTTTGAGTAAATTAAACAGGATAGTTGCTCAGGACTGGATAAGTTAATTTCAGTATCACCCATTTTTTCATAAACAATTTTATCAATTTTCTGTTTCAGGTATTCAAACTCAGCCTTATATACTTTCTCAACTTCTGCTAAAGTATCTAAACTGATATGAATTCCATTCCTTTCCATATCCAACAACACAAGTAAAAACTCATTCATCATTTTAATTGTCTTTAATAATCCCTTATCATGTGGTCTTTTAAAGTCTTCCATCTGTGCTTCAAATAATTCTCTTGTTATTTTTACATCAACACGACCATATTTTTCTACAAGATCAGCAGGAATATCTTCAAAAGATTTACCACGATCTAAAAATTCTTTTATGTCTTTGTCTTTTCCCTCAATACCCCTCCGTTTACAGCACATTTCTAATGTTAAACTTTTCCTAATACCACGATTTAAAACATAATCACCTAACATAGTATCATAAACTCTACCACTATATTTAAACCCAGACTCTAATAACCAAAGTAAATCAAATTTTATATTGTGCCCAACGAGTAATTTTGTTTTATCAAGTATAGCTTGAATTTTATTATGACATCCATCATCAATCCTTTGATAATGATTTGTGAAATAATACTCATCATTAATCCCTACACTCACCAATATATTTTTAGGATTAAAAGGTAATGGATCTGTTCTCCCTGTATCTTTATCCTTTTGATATGAGGTTTCTACATCTACTACTGTAATCATACCCAGTACCTGCTTAATTGAGTGTTTATGGTACATCCAACCATACCATGAAATCCTGTTATTTTATTTTTACTGATATTTAAAACCCTGTTTGTATTTGTATGGTCAATGATATGGGTGTTTGTACCAATGGCTATAATCAAATCAGCCTCGGCAGCTTTTCCTGTTTTAGAATTTTCCATCATATCAAAAGTAATATTCTCTGTCTTACCATGTGCATCTGCTGATGCTTGAGATATTGCTATAACAGCACACTGTCTTCTTTTTGCCAACTCTCTTGCACCTGTATAAATTGCTCTTAACTTCTCATCGGTTCTCGCAAATTTTCCTGCTATCCCCACCTTATCCAATTGATCTATAATAATAATATCAGGTTTATATTTTTCACAATGAGAATCCATATTGTCCATTGACCAATCAACTACATCTAATAATGTAATATTATCTTTTATTTTTGACCATTCCTCATGTGCTAATTTTATATTTTCAATAATTTCTTCACGAGTCATTCCAGAACATGAGTTTATCAATCTCATTTGAGTTCGTATTGCAGGCTCTTCATTAATAAAGGCATGTATTTTAGCACCTTGATAGGCAAAGCCACCCTGATTACCAACAAGGCTAATCCAAAAGGCTGTCTTACCAACTTCAGGTCTTGCAAAAAAAATAGCAAAATTTCCAGGACCAATTCCTGAAACATCCTGCTGGAGTCTAGGAATATTAAACTTCCATTTAGTTGTAACCTCAAGTTGATTTAATAATTCACCAATGTTTGTTGTAACTGAATCCAGTTTCTCACCTGGCAATCCCTGTTTATGTTTTTCAATAATACCTAAGATAGAATCAAAGTTTGCTTCCTTCCCATTATAAATTTCCGTAGCTTCTACAGCAACCTGCTGTGCAATATTTCTATCAGCGAGAATTCTAACAATATCTTCGGCAATTAATTCACTAGGCTCTGTTGTTTGCTTAATGTCCTTAAGTAAATCCTTAAACTGATCTTTGGCTGCACGAGTTAAGGCTGGATTATAGACTGTTGTATGTAAAGTATATAATTCATCAACACTTATATCCGTATCATATTTTTCATGTGCTTTTTGTATGGTTTCAAATAAAGAACCAAAGCTACCTTGAAATACGTTTCGTGATATTTGTCCCTTATGTTGAGTATAAAATTTTTTACTCAGCATTAACTTCAGCATTTGTTTTTCTATCATTACATCCCTGACTTTCTCATTCGATTAACTTTATCTTCAACTTCATGGGCTAACCTTCTATTGTCCTGCCTCAACTCACAAATTTCTTTTTTTAATTTAGTTATTTCTTTTTTAGCATCTCTCATTTCTGGTGATGAATCAACTGTTATGGTTTTAACAATAGTTAATTCACCTTCAACTTCTTGTCTAAGTTTATGTTCCTTCTCATACATATCTTTCCAGTATCTATGATAATCAATTTCTTTATGATCCTTTTTAATAACTGGAACTTCCTGTTTAGGTCGTGAGTTTTCCTGCGTCTCTGTTAATTCCTTATAAGTTTTATCAGGATTTTCTTTAGCAAGTTCACCCAGATTTTTATTTTCCATAAAACATCTCCTTTATTTCTTCTGTTTTAAAATATTTTAAATCATCTGCCAATGTCTTAACGTGGACATTTTCAAAACCACCAAGTCTTAACTCACTGGCTATATCAAATGATTTTGTTGTTGCATCCCTATCTAATGCTATATATAAATTTTTATAAGGCATCAAATGGGATCTTTGTGAATGCATTAATGATGTACCCATAATTGAAATACCTGTAAGGACATTAGATACTGCACACGCAGAAGCACAGTCTTCAACAATGACTGCATCATCACATTCACCACATTTAAATGGTACACTTTTGCTACCATACAGATACCATTTAGGATATACACTGGAATGTAATCCACGACCTACTGCTCCTGTATATTCATGTACTTTATTTTTATTTCTAATTAAAAACACAACTCGATTCTGTTTTACATCATACTTGATATCTGCTCTACCCCAAGACCATGCTTCCCAGCAATTATTTTTATGCAGATACATCATTGCTTTCTCATTTGAATGTACTGATTTAAAATTATCGGGTAAATAAAATTCTGTATCTAAACTTTCATCTTTCTGTTTGAATGTTGTATTAACATAATTCATATTTTTTTCTCCTTGTTTTCTGCCTTTAGCAGTACATGACGCATGAAAACAGTACCAACCTACATTACCCTCTGTTGTATTAACTGTAAAAGTATTCTTATTACTACAAAAAGGACAATCCATTCTCATCTCTGTATCTGATGGAATTGATAGTCCCTCGACTACTGCTAACTGTTGTTTATAATTCAAATCCAAGTCCCTAAAATACTTTCTTTTTCTTTTTTTGTATTATTAAAATCTTCTTCATAAGTAATTGTAAATCTTGTAGCAGAATAAAAAGTATCTGATTCTATTTTTGCCAGTCCTTCATTCATATGTAATACTAATGTATCTTCAATCATCTCTATAGTTGGCTCTGTATTAAAAGGCATTTCAGTTGTACCAAAAATACCAAAGCCATAAAATCTAATTTTGTATTTTTTCATTCTCTTTTCCTATATCATACTTTTGTTTATTTGTCAAGTGCTTTTGTTTTTTTCTGTACTTTATTATTTTTAATGGTGGGATAGTCCCATCGTGGTACTCGGGGTTTTCCTTTTTTAGTTTTGTCCAGTAAGACGGGTGTTTGTATTCTACTGTCATAAGCAAATGCCTCCGTATTCTGTGCGTTTAAATAATCATTAGGATTTAATTCCATACTTCCACTTTCTATATCCATCAATCCATTCCTCCTGTGAAACTTCTTCCTGCTCCTCGTCATAAACTTTATCTATATGATCATAGGTAACAGCCTGTAATCTTCCGATATCTATAGGATCACAATTTAAAAAGTCTTGTATAACCTCAACTGCTACATCAAGTTTATGATCATTCTTCTCATTTCGATTTCCTAAAAACTTATGTATTTTTAATTTACTTATCATTTATTTTTCCTTTTTCTTATTGGTAGTTTAATTATCTTGCTACTTGAATTTCCTTTTCGACTTATCCATTCTACCTCAACCTCTTTAGCATCACCACCTTGAAATGACTTCATTGCTTTCTTTAAACTCATTGCTTTTATTTCTGTGACTACAGTATCATCACCTATTTTAATTGGACCTTTTTTTATAAATGTATATGTTAGCATTAATGCTCCTTATAGCTTACTTGTTTAACTGAACGATACCAACAGGTACGGCATGCCTTGCATTGTCTGTCTTGTAGATATGCAGGACACACATAACCTATTGGGTTTTTGGTATGGACTGTTGATGTCCACTTCCAAAACTTGGGTGGTTGTCCGTCTATTTTAATACCACTAGCACGGATAACTAAATTCTTTGGTATGTCTTTGTACTTAATTTGATTTATAATCTGATACTCCCTAGTAGGTAGCCAATGTTTTAGAAACTTTGTATTCTCACACACTTCAAATATTTTCATAAGATGTTCATGTGATTGAATATCTCCTGAACAAAACCATCTATGGTAGTGCTTGTCTTTAGGTAATTTTTTATATTTTAAAGTTAAAAGTTCTGTCATATAATCCACCCATTCTGGCATGGAAATAGCATTAA